GGACTTGACTTTTTAAGTAAAATAATATATAATAAGAGTATAAATTTATAGGAGATATGGAATGAGTGACTTTTTAAAAGACATAATTAAAGAAACTGGTAATGAATATGCCGGTTTAGTAAGTGAGGGTATTGATACTGCTGATGTAACAAACTTTATAGACACAGGCTCGTATGCCTTTAACGCTTTATTATCTGGTAGTATTTACGGTGGTATGCCAGCAAACAAGATTACAGCAATCGCTGGTGAAGCCGCTACAGGTAAAACATTTTTTGCTTTAGGAATAGTAAAAGCATTTTTAGACAAAGACAAAGATGCAGGTGTAATCTATTTCGAATCAGAAAGTGCTATATCAAAAAGTATGATTGAGAGTAGAGCTGTTGATTCAACTAGAATGGTTATAGTTCCAGTTTCAACTGTACAAGAATTTAGAACTCAATCTTTAAAAATTTTAGATAAGTATATTGAACAACCAGAAGGTAAAAGAAAACCTTTGTTGTTCGTATTAGATAGTTTAGGAATGTTATCTACTACAAAAGAAATGGAAGACACAGCCGCTGGTAAAGAAACAAGAGATATGACTAGATCACAAATAGTCAAATCAACGTTTAGAGTATTAACTTTAAAACTTGGTAAGGCAGGTGTCCCTATGATTATGACCAACCACACTTATGATGTTATTGGTTCTATGTTCCCTCAAAAAGAAATGGGTGGTGGTTCAGGTTTGAAATACGCCGCTTCATCAATAGTTTATTTAAGTAAGAGAAAAGAAAAAGACGGCACCGAGGTCGTTGGTAATATTATTCACTGCAAGAATTACAAGTCAAGATTAACAAAAGAAAATGCTATGATTGATGTTAGACTAACATACAAAAAAGGTTTAGATAAACATTATGGTTTATTAGAACTTGGAGAAGCAGCTGGTATATTTAAGAAAGTATCTACAAGATATGAAATGCCTGATGGTTCAAAAGTATTTGGTAAAAACATCAACGAGAATCCTGACAAGTATTTTACTAAAGAAAACCTAGATACAATTGATGAATATGCCAAAAAGAAATTTACATACGGATCAGACGAAGACGAAGCCTAAAAAAAGATACGTTTTTGTACAGAAACAAGAAGACGATTTTACTTGTATAAAAATCGTTGAAGGTAAGTACGAAGATATTATCTACAAATATGGTAAGGTAACCTTTGCTCGAGAAGAAGATGAGCAAGGCAGGTTGCCAATGAAGTTTGATTATGATATAATGAATAATCCTACTAAAGAAGATATAGGTTCGCAAGAGTTTATAGATTTTATAGGAGATATATTAATGGAACAATTAGAAAAACAAGTAACAGATGGATCGGTAATCTTTGACAAGCATGACAAACAATAACGAGAGACTAGAGTTAACTATATTAAGAAACTTTTTTTACAATGAAAGTTATACCAGAAAAGCATTACCTTTTGTAAAGAGTGATTATTTTGTAAATAGAATAGAACGACTATTATACGAAGAAATATATAGGTTTGTAGAAGAATATAAAAACTTACCTACAAAAGAAACCATACATATAGAATTTTCTAAAAGAAAAGACATTAACGAAGATGAATTAAAATTAGTTAAGGACCTTGTTAATACTTTTCAAGATGAGAAATCAGATTTACAGTGGTTGTTAGATACAACAGAGAAGTTTTGTAAAGACAGAGCAGTACATAATGCTGTATTATCTGGTATTAAAATATTAGATGGTAAAGATAAAGAACATCAACCAGAGGCAATACCAAGTATTCTATCAGACGCCCTTGCTGTTTCATTTGATAATCATATAGGTCACGATTATACTGGTGACGCTCAGGAAAGATATGAATGGTATCACACAAAAGAAAAAAGATATCCTTTTGATTTAAACTTCTTTAATAAGATTACAAAAGGTGGTATTCCAAGTAAGACATTAAACATTGCTCTTGCCGGAACAGGTGTTGGTAAATCATTATTCATGTGTCACTGTGCTTCAAGTTTTTTAACACAAGGTTTGAATGTTCTTTATATTACACTAGAGATGGCAGAGGAAAGAATTGCTGAAAGAATAGACGCCAACTTATTAGATGTTTCTATGGACGATTTACGAACAATGCCAAAAGATTTATACGATAGTAAATTAAGTAAGATTGAGGGTAAGACAAAAGGTAAATTAATTATCAAAGAATATCCAACAGCGTCTGCTCATAGTGGTCATTTCAAATCATTAATAAATGAACTAGCATTAAAGAAAAGTTTTAAACCACAAATTATCTTTATTGACTATCTAAACATTTGTGCTTCAAGTAGGTTTAAAGGTGGTAACATATCATCTTATTTTTATATCAAAGCAATCGCTGAAGAATTAAGAGGTCTTGCTGTTGAACATGATGTGCCTATTTTTAGTGCCACACAAACCACTAGAACCGGTTTCGTAAGTACAGATATTGGTTTAGAAGATACATCTGAATCATTTGGTCTTCCGGCAACTGCTGACTTTATGTTTGCCTTGATGTCTAATGATGAGTTAGAACAACTTGGTCAAATGAAAGTAAAACAATTAAAGAATAGATATAATGACCCTGGTGTGAATAGAGCATTTATAATAGGTGTTGATAAGTCAAAAATGAGATTATATGATGTTGAAAATTCAGCACAGAATATAGTAGATAGCAACCAAACAAAGGAAAAGGAAACTATTACAACGCCACCAGATACGGCATATGATAAGTTTTCCGACTTTAAAATATAATGACAAAAACACAAAAAGTTAAATTTCATAAAGGCGATAGAAGACCTAATGATGAACAACCTAAATTATCATACACAAAGAAGATGGTAAAGAGAGGTAAAGACATTATATGGCAAGTAATAGAGAGACCAACAAAGAACATTGTTAGTGAATGCTTTTTCGAAGAAGACGCCCACAAATTAGTTAAGTTCCAAAACAAAAGCAAAGTATGGGAATCTAACGGTGGCATACCAAAATTTCTTTGGACAACAATTTAGTCTTATAAATATAAGAAACAATTGAGTTATATGGAACACGTGATTATAGTAATGGATAAAATGAGAGAGAAATGTTTAGTTTTAAAGGCTTTTTTACAAAAGACAAGAATACACACCTAGAACACCTTGAAGATGATATAATTAATCGTGGTTCAAATGGTGGAGAGAACGCTATTAACTTCCTTAATTCAATAAGGGACATGCTAGCAGGTTCATCAAAGGCAAAAGTTAATATGTCTGTTAAGTGGGACGGAGCTCCTGCTATCGTATGTGGTATCAATCCTGAAAACGGCCAATTCTTTGTTGGCACTAAAGCAGTATTCAATGTTACTCCAAAAATCAATTACACAAGCAGTGATATAAGAAGAAACCATAGTGGTGGTCTTGCTGAAAAATTAACAATAGCATTAAGAGAATTAAAAAAATTAAAGATAACTGGTGTCCTACAAGGAGACTTTCTATTTTCAAAATCAGATTTAAAAGCTGTTAATATCGATGGTGAAAAGATGATTACCTTTACACCAAACACTATTACATATGCCGTGCCTGTTGACTCAAATATTGGTAAAAGAATAACAAGAGCAAGAATGGGTATAGTGTTTCATACATCTTACACAGGTAAAAAGATGTCGGACCTAAGAGCAGGTTTTGGAACAGTATCAGGCAAATCTGGAATATCTTCCATATTTTTAGCTGACGCTGCCTACAAAGATGTAAGTGGATCAGTAAAATTAACTACAAGTGAGTTAGCAACCTTTAACGCTAAAATAAGAATGGCTGAAGGCTCTCTATCAAAGGCAAGTAAGATGTTAGATGAAATGAGTAAATCATCATCTGATGCATTATCAATCGGGTATAGATTAAAAACTTTCTTCAATCACTTTATAAGAAACACACAAGGTAATATGGCCAAAGTAAAAACACTCGTAGAGATGTTTGGTGAATATTACGAAAACATTTTACAAGCAGAAATCGATAGTAAGAAAACAGAATCAGGTAAAAAGAAATATAAAGATGCGTTGAAAAAGAACATGTCTATTATAAACAAAAATCAACAAGCACTTTACTTTGCTATTGCTTCACACGTCACATTACAGAATGCCAAAAACTTTTTGGTAAATAAATTAAGTGAGATACAAAGTATAGGCCATTTTTTAAGAACACCAAACGGTTATAAGGTAACGGCACCAGAAGGATTTGTGGCCGTTGATAGAGGCGCCGGCGCTGTTAAGTTAGTTGATAGATTAGAATTTAGTAGAGCCAATTTTACAGCAGATAAAGATTGGGTAAAAGGATAAAATGAAAATATCAGAAAACACAGCAATAAGTATGCCAATGAAAAATATGTTGGCAATCATAGCTGGTGTTGCTATGGGTGTGTTCGCTTATACAGAGGTAACATCCAGACTAACAAGTTTAGAAACATCAAGGGAATTGTTTCAAGCAGATTTACTTAAAAAATCTGAACAATTACCAACTGACCAAGAACAGTTTATGTTGATAGAAGATTTATATAAGTCAACAGAAAAA